GCTCTCCATTGTTAATATACATATGATGCACTTTCAAATTAATTAAATCACAGCACTTTTTAAAAATAGGTCCTGTTATTTCTTCTTCTATATCTGTTCCTTCAACGCTTATACCTTTTTGTTGTAATAAAAAAGGCAACATGCCAACGCCTGTACCTATGTCTATTGCTGTTTTTACATTTGTTAAATCGCACTTATCTAAAACAAATTCTTTTTCCGTCCAGTAGTAATCCCACTTTCTAATGTATTTTATTCCTCTTGTGCTTTTATCATGTCCTTTGATAATTTGAAATAATTTATTTTTATATTCTATTTCGTTCATTATCTTTTTCCTGTGTGAAATATTTCATCTTCTGTGATTACTCTAAATCTTATTTTGTTTTGTTTACACCATTTGTATGCCGCTTCCCATTTTGCTTGGTTGACAATGTAACTGGCTTGATTATGTCTGCTGTTACCTAAACGTGATTTGATTGCTTGATTGGCAGGTTTTACTTCTATTAATTCTGCTAGAGTTTTTCCGTTTTTATCTGTGTATGCAATAAAAAAATCCGGAACATAAATTGTGTGTTTTCCTGTTAATGGATTCCTATAAGGTATTTTAAATGCTTCACTAGCCCATTGTTTTACACTAGGATGTTCATCACAAAAACGCATAAAAGCAAATTCCCAACTTGAACGGTATGTTGGTGTTTTTCTTCCGGAGTATTTTTCAGGAAACTTTAAAGTGTATTTGCCTTGTGCAAACCTAGACATTTTACACCACTACGTTTCTACGTTCACCATATTCAAAGGTAGGAGTAACTCTAAATCCTATTGTGGAAGATTTATTGCGTTGGAAGTTTAACACTTGTGCGACTACTTTACTAAGTTGCACTTCTGTATAACCTTTTAGTGTGTCTATTAATTGAAATACATTAACTTCGTCTAACTTAGCTTGTGTTAGAATAGCTTGTCCTACGCTTGCAGAAGCTGTTTTATCAAAGCCTCTTTTTTCAAAAAAACTTATTACAGCATCATAATCATTAGCTGAAACTTCTATTGGTTTTGAAAAATATTGGTCAAAGAATTCAACAACTCTTTGTTCTGATTTTTGCTCTTTTGGTGGTAAACTAGTTTGTACTGCCATATTGTCTCCTATTTAGGGAATATTGTGTTTGCAACTCCGCTAACATCGGACCCGCTAATTCCCCCTATTGTGCTTTTGAGCAAATTAAATCCGCCTGCTCTAGCACCCTCACTGGATAAACCCCTAACATTTCCAATCAAGTTCGCCGCAGCTAAACCGGCAGCTAATGGACTACTAAATCCTTTTCCTGTTCTAGCATAATCAAACAAGTCAACTCCTGCACTAAGTATTCCTCCTAATCCAACATTGCCTCCTCCAGCTAATGTAATAGGACTAGGTGTAGTATCATAATGAGCCGAATCACCAAACCCTTTTGGATCTCCGTTTGCACCAGCAGTAACAGGTCCTCTGTCATACCACACAGCTTCATATTTTACTGTGATGGTATTTTGCATTGTACCTGCACCGTCTGAATAATCACCGCTGTCATGTCCCCAACTTTCAATAATTGGATTAACAAGTGTATATGTAATATATTCGTGTCGACTCATTTGGCTTAATTGAATATTTGTAAAAAAAGGATCAGTGCTGTCATTGTCTAAACCGTATCTAAAACTGTTTAATTCAGGTCCTGCATAAGTGTTATCACCAGGTGTTTGTCCTGACTGTCCTGGCGGTCCGCCTGTTGGTGTAAAAGATTTTTTATAAGCCTGCGGGAAAGTTCCGTACTTTCCATCTCTATAATAATATCTATAATAAGCTTCTAACATTGCAGTTGTAATGCCTAAATTATCATCATGAAAAGTTATGTTGATAGGTTCATAATTAATGCTTGTTTGTACATGTTTGACTCTGTTATATTTCTTTCTAGTATCTATAACAGCTGAATATTTAGGTAAGTCGGCACTTTTAACTAGTAATCCTGCTTCTAATTTATGACGTTGCTCAAATTTTGGAAATGATCTTAACGCCGCAGGTCCAAATGTGAATGCTGTATGAAAAAGAAATTTTGCTTTTGGTGCTAGTCTAAAACTATCATCTACAAAGGTTCTACTTGCATGTCTAAAGTCTGCAAGGTTACCTTTTGGGTTTAGAGCGCCTGATGCTAAGTTATCTAAAAATCCATTAAAGTTTGCCACATTAATCTCCTATACAATATTTATCTATCTTAATTAAGTGGGTATATAAAGAGAAAGGGGTGTAATTAATTACACCCCTATAGATTAGGAAATAAAGTTTTATTATGCGCCAGCGCCAGTTACAAGAGTGTTAACTGTTCTACCAATAGCTGTACCAATTCCTGTACCTTGTGGAGTTTGTACTGCATTGTCGTAGCGAATATTTAAAGTTACTGTTACAGGTTCTGTACCTGCTGAGTATGCTAACTGATTGTAGTTTGCTGCTTCTACATAACAACCATATAGTTCAAAAGTTTCTAGTACAGTTGGTGTATTGGCACCATTACCACCGTCTAGTATTTCGATTCTAGTTGCAAATTTGTAATCTAATCCAGAAGCTGCACTTGACTGCTCGTAGAAATCAAATTGTTTCTGTAGCTGTTCACCAACAAGTTTTTGTACATTGTTGTTAACATCTTCACGTAAGTTAATTGTAATTGGTTCCCAAGTATGTTTACCTGCTAGGTACACTCTTGAGTTGTAAATATCAATCGTCATTTGATCAAAACTTACATTTGGTCTACTTACATCTACAACCTGTTTTGTTAATTCTGTTGTCGGTGTTGATACGCCAAAATTCTCCAAACTCACCCTAAAGCGATATTGTAGTTTTGGCATTAACAGACCTTGATTGCTTGCGGAATCTCCGCTTGCTAAAGGTACTGTCATTTTTGATAGTGTTGAAATTGCCATTATATTGCTCCTAATCTAATATTATTTATCATAATTACAGTCCTGCTATTTCTCCAGTATTTTTAAGTCTTAGTGGAATGTAAATAAATTCTACAGCCTTAACAGGTTCCACAGCAATATCTAAATATAGCTCGTTTCTGTCAATTCTTGCAGGAGTGTTATTTGATTCATCACAAACAACTAGGAAATCGTATAACGCTCTTTGTCCAACTAGTTCAAGTAGTAAGCTCTCAGCTGCCTGCTTGATTTCATCACGTGTAATCTTATCGTTTGGTTCAAACAAGTAAGGCTTAGCAAGAACATTAAGTTGACTTCTTAAGTAAATTACAAGTCTAGCAACATTAATTCTGTCTAAAGAACTAGCTGTTAGTTGTCTTGTTTTCTGTCCAAAGTTAACTAAACCTGCACCTGTGATAAATGTAATTGGATTTACATTGTTTGCATAAAGCGTGTCTCTTAAGCCTTCATTAAGTGCTACTGATTTAAATTCGCCTTCGCTTGTAATGTAACCTGTTGAGCTTGCGTTAGTGATACCACCACGTCTTGTTCCTGCTGGAGCAAACCATGGAAATGAAACTTGATCACTTAATGCAATAGTTCTCATCATCATATGACTTGGCGGAACAACTACGTTGTTTCCAAAGTTGTCACTTGTGAATCCACTTGGATAAAATACTGCCAAATATGGATCAGTTGTAACAAGTCCTTTGTCATTATCTTCTAATGCGTTGTCTTGGTTAGTAGCCCAGTTGTTAATTTTAGTAGCATTTGGCTCTAATCTATAAGGTGAATCACCAACTACAAAAGCAGTTAAGCCTCTGTCATAGTTTAGTGATTTCATTTCACCAATTAGTTCTGGATAACCAGGACATGCCATCATGTTAAAGATTCTTGATTCATCATCTCTAATATCTTCGTTGCTGTTGACTAGAGCTTGAAGAGCTTGCACAATAACTTTACGTTGTGCTTTACGTCCAAAGCTACCTGAACCATCTGCTTGGTTGCCTGACTCAGTTACCCAACGGTCTGCTTTGTAAGCAGCCATGCTTTGGTCATTGTATCTTGGGTTATCTTCAGCTGTGCTAATATAGTTTCTTCTATATTTTTTAACATTGAAGCCACTTCTACGTAGATTGAACAACAACATTCCTTTAGGATATAGTGCAGGATCTGGAGCATCTGGATCTACATAATCACTTGCTAGTAAATCTGCAATGTCTCCTGCTTTATCACTGTTTGCACCAGCTGTATTGTATCTAGCATCTGCAAATAAAATGCCTTCTTCAGTTGTTTGATCACCTGTATCAACAGCAAACCATCTATTTTCTACTGGTAAGTCTGTTCTTGCAGCATTAAACTTGTAAAGTTTTGGATAATTTTCTAAGTCTGATGTGTCAATCCACAAGTCACCTGTAACTAGTGCAGTTGCATCACTTTGTGTTGTAGGTGCTGTTGCACTTACGATTGGTCCTTCTGGATCTGTAGTCTTTGTTGAGTCTGCATCGTAAAATGGACTTGCAGTAGAGCTTTCTCCACTTGATCCGTCATACAAGTAACCAACAAACTCACTACCGTTGTGTACCATAATGTCAACTTCATCAACAGTTGAATCATACCATAGTGTGCCTTCAGCTGTTGTTGCTGTTACTTCACTATCACTTGCAGTATAAGTCAATACTCTCCATAGACTTGCTTGAAGTTGTAAAGGATTTGTTGATCCGCTTGTTCCTTGTACATAAGAAACACCAGGTGTTCCGCTGTTAGCATCAACAAATGGAGTTATACCTGCTTCTGTTAGTACACCGTCTGTGTCAACAAATTTAATTTCACCACCCAAAGCATGAGTGATTGTTACTTTATTTTGTGCGTTTACTGTAGCACTTACATTTTCAATATTAGCATTGTTAATTGCACCTGCTAGTACAGTAGCATCTGCTACAGCGCCTGTGTAAGTTCCTGATACTGTAACTGCTGTATTAAATGCTAGTTGTGCATTGTCTGTTGAAGCAACAGTAAATGTTGATGTACCAGCACTTATGCTTCCTGCAATAATTTTTGAACTTGTAATTGTTGTAGGAGCTATACCTGTTCTACGATGAATTTTGAAAGTAGCTAGAGGTTTTGTATCTCCTGCTACATTGCTTAACACATATAAGTCACCAGCTAGTAAGTTTGCACCGCCGCCGGACTTGTCCATGTTAAATATAGCTTCATTGTTTGAACCGTATATGCTAGGTGAAGAACTTTCCCAAAGCTGTGTAGTATTGTTCCATTTTTTAACCACATATTTTGCACCTAAGTTAGGTGTTGTAGTTTTGATCCAAACACTACCTGTTGGTCTTGTGTATGTATCACTGATTTTGTATTCTGGAATATTAGTGTGTTTTGCAATGGTCAACGCTGGCGGATAATATGTGCCAGCAGTAATACCTAATTGTCCAAGTAATGTTGCATCACCACCAATTAAGATATCGCCACCTAGTGTTGAATCATTTGAAGCACTACCTGTGCCGTCGCTGTATATTTCTAATTTACTGTCAACTGCCTCTGCAGTTACTCCGGTAATTGAAAGTCCATTAATTGTACTAGCTACATCTGATACTGTATCTGCACCATCAACTGCAACTGATGTACCATTAATAGTAATGTTAGCTGTGCTTAGTGATGGATTAGAAGCTGTACCTTTAATTGTTGGCCAGCTTTTTGCCCATGGATCACTTCCTACTAGTACCCAGTTTCCTGAAGTGTTTCTGTAGAATATTCTATTTAAAGTTGTTGTAGCAATAACAGCATAGTCGCCTACAGCTCCAACAGTATCGGCAGGAATGTAACCGCTGTAGCCATTGACTCCTAATGAGCCTGTGTTGCTTGTTTGTGTTTCGTCTGTAATAACAATTGGCACTTTGTTAGAAAATACTTGACCTTTATCAACAACACTGTCTCCGTTCCATTGCTGGATGCCCCAAAGTGTGTTTTTTGTGTCAAACCAATAAGTTCCGTCTTGTGGATTTGCAGCTGGTGCTGTTACAGAAGCTTCAAGTTGTCCTAAGTCAATATCTGCTCTTACAACATAAGCTCTGTTTGCTATACCTAAATAAGAGTATGCAGCTTGTAATCCATATTCGTTTAATTCACTTCCGTGAATTGGATTATTGTTTGTATCAGTTTTGAAGAGTGGATCTCCAAAAGTGTCAACTAAATCTCTTTGTGATGTTAATAAGTACGGTGTACCAGCTGTTGCAGCTGTCGTTCCTGGTGCTGTACCAGTTCCTGCACCGTTTGCTTTATTTGATGCCGAAGCAACAAAAATCATTGGTAGGGTACCTGGTTCAGCTGGTGTATAAAAACTTTCGTCTACAACGCTAACCTGTACGCCTGGTGATACTAATGCCATTTTAAATCTCCTGCCATGTTAATATTCTCCGTATGGGACATATTCATTCTAATAGTATTTAGCAAAATAATCTTAAAATACACTATCAAATGTTGTAAAAAAGGGGTGATAAAGGTGAGCTAAATACACTATGAGACCATTATGTAAATGTGGACAGCATCCTGCCGCTATAAATTATAAAAAAGGTAAAAAAATTTATTA